AACCCCTTTACTAATCGTGCTAATAGTATTTGCTATCACCTGCGCACCATAGTAAACCGCCAAAGCCCCGGCTACGCCGTAAATGATAGGGGATAACCACGACCAGTTATCAGCTATAAGCTGCGCACTAGCGGCAAGCAGATCAAGGATTTCAAGTGTAATGCCCGACACCACTGAAAGGGTTTCAATTGCACCATTTACAAATTCTTGGAATGCTTCACTGTTTGCAATTTCATTCATTCTTTGGAGAACGGGCCGGAACGCCATCAACGCATTATTCTGAAAGGAAGTCCAAATCTGTGAAAATGTTTTTGGCATACTCTCAAACTTTGCATTCGTTTCATCAGCTGCCGCAAACATAGCCGCTTTTACTATATCTGCTGTAATCTGCCCTTCCGCCGCCATATCCTTTAATTGTCCTTTTGGTACTTCCATATAGTCAGCAATCGCCTGAATGATATTTGGGGCCTGCTCCAAAATACTGTTGTATTCCTCGCCGCGAAGAACACCTGAACCCATTACCTGTGTAAGCTGTAACATAGCGGCATCAATGCCTGCCGCTTCCGTTCCAGCAATCCTGAACTGCTTATTCACCTGTTCCATGAAAGCGATTATTTCTTCTGAACTGCCAAACGCATCACCCGCCATAAGCCCAAGCTTGGAAACAGCATCAGCGGTTGCCTGATAACTTCCCCTTGCCC